AAATTGTTGAAAACTTTTCATCAGCATCTCCAGCGTTTACGTGCTTTACAAATTGCTTTATCTGGGGTCTTGGAGCAATCGATGTTGTGCATCTTTCTCTGACCGTTGGAGCGAGCGCAGAAGGACTTACGTCTTTTTGCTCTCTTACCACCAGGGTTCTTCTCAGTTACAGCAGTCTTAAGTTTAGAACCTGGGTTCTCACGCTTGTAAGCATTAACTGCTTTCTGACTCATACCGTCAGTCTTATCACCTTTATTGACTTTTTGCCAATCTTCACCAAGGTCTTGTCTCCAATTAGAAAACTCTTCAAATCTTGCTTTAGTCTTTATTCTTTTTTTACCAGATGGTGATGGGATGAATTCACCCATTTCCGATGCTTTCATATCATCAGTATCTACATCACCATCAACATCGGCATCAATTCGCTTTACTGCTTTTCCTACAAGTTTTTTAAGATTACCGCCACCTATATTATGTTCTTTTTCTTCATTTGCTTTTACGCAACGATTATATGTTTTACCAAATAATTTTTGTGTTCCTGCTTTCTTATAACCTTTCCAGCACTTTTTACCTGCTTCATCAATTACTGATTGTGATGGTTGAAGAGGTTCTGGTTTAATTAAATCAATGGTTTCAAATTCTAATGCTTTAAAATCATCTCTCCAATTATAAAAATCATACGATTCATTTTTAGATTTATTACCCCAATTTTTAGCACCAACTTTGCGACATTTAACTAATGCGCCAGAAGCATATGCTGAAGGCCAAACAGAATACCGAGACTTAACCTTGTGGTAACAGGCATCCTTTTCACCTTTCTTTTCTGCCATAACTTCCTCGGTTTTTACGTTAATTGCCTTACCTTTTCTATCAGGATTTGGATCTTGACGTTGCTTGCGGCGAAATGCTGCCTTTTCCTCATCCTTATCAAGATTTCTCTTCATTTTTGAAGAACCGCATTTTGGTTTAGTGGTTTGACCTGGTTGGCGGGCACATGGCTTTCCTGCATATTTGCCACCCAACTGAACCCAACCAGGGGTGCCATCAGAAGAGCGACTCTTGCTAAACCAGTCACGCAAAGAACTATCACCACTTTTTGATTCATTCACATCTTCCTCAGTTATAGTTCCTTCCAAACATTGGCATGGATCACAAGCACAAATTGGGCAAGTCTCCTCATTGGTTACATAATCTGCAGCGGTGTCAATGTAATCTGCTGCCTTTGTAATCTTAGATTGAACCCATGCTTTGAGCTGCCCTTCACCTTTCTTACCCATCTTTTTTTGAAGACGTTTGGCTGCATTAGTAACAGTCTTTAACTGCGACCTAGCCATAGAGTATTCGTGATCTTTTCCTTCACTCATGTTTCTAACTTACAGTTTATTAACTGACGGAATCTGACTTATTATTATTTAGGAATCCTTGTTTTAACATTTTTTGTAATTCTGAAGTGGAACCAACAAAAACAGCATTGTTTGTAACATTATTTGTTGTCTTTACAGTTTCATCTTCAACATCTTTTAGTTTTTTCTGCAGATCTATCAATTTATCAGTTGTATCGGCAACACTCTTTATTAATTGACCAGCAACTTCATATGCTCTAGGGCTAGATCCTTCTTCAGCAACTTCCATTATTCCATTAATAGCTTCTTGCCCTTTTTCTATTAATGAGTATAAATTGGCACGTGTATATTCATAATCCTTCTGTACATCATTTTTAGATTCTTTTTTATTAGACTCTACAATTTCAGTAACTTCGGATTTTTCAATTGAAGTATTATCAATAGATTCTGAAGAAATATTTAAAGCATTATTTAACTTTTCATAATTATCTTTCATATTACTCAAATATCAACTTTCTGTGTTGGACTAAACTCTTTGGAATTATCAAATGATTCCCATCCACCATCAAATCCAAAATCATCATCTGGACCAGCATTTATTGGATCTGGTGTAACCGTATATCTCATTTCACGTTTTGCTGATGAAACATCGGTTGAAGAATGAGTATCGACTTGAACTTTGCGGATAAGACCATCGCTGGTTTCAGGAACAGGACCGAAGAGATATGTTTTTGCGGTAAATTGTAGTGTATATATTAAAGCTCTTCTTGTAGAAAAATCTCCTTCATAGTCATCTTGGAATGAAACTCCACCTAAAACTATTGGTACATCTCTTTTCTCACCAATAGAATCAACCAAATCAAGTGTCATGGTAAATGATGGTTGGAACATTGGCAATATTTGTTCAACTATTTGTAAAGCATCATCATTTAATTTTGAAAAAATATTTAGTTCAAATCCGACATTATAAGGTACAGGCATGAAAACTTTTTTCAAATTGTTGCCATCACTTGCTTTAAAAGATTGTACCAAACTAGTTTTTCTAGTACCATCATATTGAAGAGAATTCATTTCAAATGACATTCTCGGTAAAGTAATTTGAACTGGTTTATTTAAATCACCTTGCTGGTCTAATCTTGCTAAAAACTTTTGTGAAGGACCATAAGACAATGGAACTCTCATTTCACTGTAGGTATCTCCATCAGCATCTTTATGTTTTATTTCAATTGAATTGAATAATGTACCGAACGAAACTATAGTTTTCCTTATAATTTCGTGATAGTAATAAGTTCCTAACATTAGTAATTACCGAATGGATTTTTCTCTGTAAAATCAAGAATTTGATCTGCTTCAGTTTCTAGATCTTCATTTTGTTCATATTTATCTATAAACTCTGAAGAAGAGACTTTTTTGAGTGCATACGTTGCACTGGATGCTGTTCCAACAATAACTTCTCCAAGTATAAATTCACCATCAATAACACCTACAGTTAAGATATTTGTATCTTTATCCCACTTTTTAACTCTTGATGTTGTTTGAGATGCTTGTCCTCTAACAGTCTCATTGAAAGAATATGTTCCAATTCCTGTTATTAATGGTGGATCCGCAATATCTATAGATGGATCTTCAGTGTATCCATAACCAGCATCTCTGATTAATATTTCAGTAACGCTATTTCCAGTTCCAATTCTTGATATTGCTGTAGCAGTAACACCAACTCCAGGACCACTGATAGTAACGATTGGATTTGTAGCGTATCCCTCTCCTGCGGTTGTTATTCCTATAGGTCCTATTCCATAAGATGTAGTTATTATTTCAGCCGTTGCAGCGGCACCAACACCACCATTGGTTGGATGAATTGTCACTGTAGGTGCTACAGTATATCCAGCTCCTGGATTTGTGAGTAATATCTCTTGTACGGAATATGCATCACCAATATTGGTAGTTATTGCAACAGCTGTCGCATTTATTCCACCAGATGGTGCAGTTGAAATTGAAACTGTTGGTATACCATTGTATCCACTTCCATCATTATTTAAAATGATTCTTCTTACATAATTTGTAACAGTTGATGCAGTTCCAGTTGCAGATGCTCCAAAAGCAAACAATTCCAGAGTTGTAATGTATCCTTGATTCTCCAGTACAGTATCCATCTCCGCTGCAACAGCGGTAATATCGGAAAATCCTCCAATCTCATCTTCAAACTCAAAGAGTTCACATTTTAATTCATAAACATAATTTTTTCCTAATTGATAAAATGGTTGTTCATGCTCAACAAATTTTACTTCAAATAATCTTTTACCAAGTGGGAAGTATATAACATCACCTTCTCTAGGTCTTGAAGAAATTGTTATCTCATCTTCATCCATTCCATCAAGAAATGGGACAACAAAATCTTGAAATCTTTCTTGTGAAATGGTCAACGTTAATTCATCACGCAAACTCATTCCAAACTTTGTCATTATATCACCAGCACCACTATATCCATCAAAATTATTAATATATGCTTCTATTGTAAAATTATCATCAAATCTGGAAGTTGTAACTTCGTTTAAAATAGTGTCTCTCCTTACAAATTTTCTTGGTATGTAAAGAACTTCAACACCATAAATTTTTAGGTGTTCATTTATAATTTCTTGTACTAATCTTTGCTCTCCAGGTGATCCTTGGAGAAAAAACGGGTTTAGTGCCATTATCCGATAAAGTCAAGGGGTGGTAATTCATAATCTGTAGACATACTTTGCTTTATATCATCAAGTTCTCTTTGAGCATCTTCATAGAGTTCTCTACCATTTAATTCAATTCCACCAGGAAGTTTTACTCCTCTGAATTTAATTAAATTTTGTCCCCATTGTCTTTTAATCAAAGCGGTGAGATAACGCTTTAAGAAACTATCATTATAAACACTTGTAAAATCTGTAGGATCTAATATTCTATAACAATCTATAACCAGAAAATCTCCAACACCAGCAGATTTAATATCAAAATCCATATATAATCTATTCTGGCGCTTATTAAATCTAATTTGCTTATCTGGAGTTAACAAATAATCGATATCTTCCAAATAAGATTTAACCATAGAATATTGAAGTAAATCAATAGAATTAAAATAATATAAATCGTTTAGAAATAGTTGATACTTAATACTAAACATACCAGATGATATTGTACTGGCATTAAATTTAAATATTTTTTCAACCCCAACTACTGAATCGGGAACCTGTAAAAAGTTTGATGATTCGTAAAAATTGAATGTTTTTGCTTCACCGTTTATGGTAGCAGATGCTGTTGTAGTAGTAATACCTGGACCAACTGGTGGTTTTGATGTTGCTTTTGATCTGTCAATATCATCTTGAGTAAGTTGATATTTTAAAAACATTCTTTCAACACCATCAAAATGACGTTCATGAAAATATTGTAGAGCATCATCAACTAAATCATCAATTTGATCATCAGCGACATTTATTTCTAATACAGGAGCACCCAATTG